ATGGCAAAGGTCTACACCGGCAGAGATGGCGTCATGCAGCTCGGTGGCACGACTCTTGCCAAGGTCGTTAATTTTCAGCTGTCGTCAAACTTGGAAACCCTTGAGACGACGGCACTGAACGAGCATATTCGCAGCTATTCGCCCGGTGTTGCCGGCTATAGCGGTAGTGCCACGTTGTTGTATTACAAAGATGACGACGGTGATTTCAACACCACTGAGCTTCTCAACAAGCTTTACAAGACAGGAGCAGATGGCGTTAGTAGTTCAGACACAGTTGCGCTGACGTTTAGGTGGGTTGATGGAACCGATAATAACGACATTAAGCTGACTGCTTATATCACCAGTGCGTCTATTGGAGCGGCGACAGGCGACATCGTGAGAGCTGAAATCGCGTTCCAGGGTACAGGTCAGCTTTCTACCGTAACGATCTCATGACGGTATATCTTGGGACGCACGGTAAAGTCGAACTTCAGCGCGAGTTTGACGGTAGTGCGCTGTCTTCAACCATTAAGGCTGATGATGTAAACGCAACCGCAAAGCGGTTTAGTTTTGATTTTGAGCACGGTCAGTTGCTGACTGGCGATCAAATTGAGATCACAAGCACTGACAAAAGTGCTCTTGACTTTATTGACGTCAGTGGATCGGCTTACACAGACTCAAGCATCAAAAAATTTATTTACGTTGATGAGCTAGACGGCATCAGGCTTTACGACAGTTTTGCTAATGCAGTTAATGGCGGAAAAACCAACGCAACAACCCTCAGAGCGCCTGGTGATGACATACCTGTCAAGGTAGAGGTTAAAAACGCAAGCTATCGCTTGATTGCTCAAGTCAATAGTTTTGAGATCAATACTGAGAGAGAAACGGTTGACACAACCACGCTTTCAGACGATTTCAGGAGCAGGGTCAATACGTTGATTTCTGGGTCTGGAAGAATTAGCGCGTTTTGGGATTACACCGGAGACACAACAAACGAGCTGCCTAATTATTTGATGGAGCTTGCGCTAAGAACGCGGGTTGGCAGTAATTTTAAGGGCAAATTTTATTTAAAAACTGCAAATTACAACCCAAGCGGTGTTGCGGCTCAATCAAACGATGAGATTTGGTATCAAGCCAACGGAATTATTACAGCAGCAGCCGTTCAGTTTGCCCCAGATAACACCGTGCAGATCACTGCTGACTTCATTACGACCGGCGAAATTCAAATCCGCATGGATCTTGAAGTGCCTGACACAACTCTGACGGAAGGAGGAGATACAGTCGTTCTCGACCAAGACGACACTGCTACCCTTGATATAGACAGTGACGAGGACTAGGAGCCCCGCTAATGGCTGATCGCAAGATTAGTGAGCTAAATGCGCTCACCGGCTCCGCCCTAGCTACCGGAGACCTCGTTGCCGTTGTAGACACTAGCGCCAGCGAGACTAAAAAGCTGACGGTTGGTGATTTGATCGCCAATGGCGTCACGGTTATCAGCGACGACACAATCCCTGGAGCGAAGATTGCGTTTGCCGCAGGCGGCATTGCTACCGCAGACATCGCTGACTCTGCAATTACAACGGCCAAGGTTGCAGATGACGGCATTACAGCCGCCAAGCTTGCCAACGAATCAACGGTTGACCTGCTTACAACGTTTCCAGTATCTGGGGACTTTACAGGTCAGCTCGCTTTAGATACTGGGGATAACACCTTACACATCTGGGACGGCAGTGATTGGGTCAGGTTAAAAGCCGCTGGTTCAGTCAACACCGTCACTGGTAGCACTGTCGGCATCGTCAACATCAGCGTTACTACAAGCGCAAACAACAGCAGCGTCGCGATCGCAGCAGTCCTTAATGACTCATCTGCAGCCAACCAATTTCTTGCTGGACCGACAAGTGCTGGTGGTACGGTTGCGTTCAGAACGATTGATGGCAGTGACCTTCCGGTCGCTACTACCAGCGCCAAAGGCGGCGTGATCGTCAACGGTGAAGGACTCCGCATGGACTCCAACACCATTGAGGTTGATAACGACGTAACGGCTAGCTCAACGCACCATGTCGTTACCTATGACGCCAAAGGTCTGATTACTGGTGGCCGTGTTTTAACAGCTAGCGATCTGCCTGCAGCAACCAGTTCTGCCAAAGGTGCAATTATTCCTGGCACGGGACTAGAGGTTGACGCAAGCGGCAATCTTGATCACACCAACACCGTTGCGGCTGGCACCTATACAAAGGTCACGGTTGACGGTCAAGGTCATGTCAGTACAGGTGACACGCTTGCAGCTACTGACATCCCAGATCTTCCGGCATCAAAAATTACGAGCGGAACGATTGGTAGCGCGTTGATCGCTTCAGATGCGATTACAGCAGCGAAGTTGGCTGATTCGTCTGTCACCAAGTTCGGTGGTGCTGGTGCGACCGATAACGTCGTCACCTTCCCTGATGCTGATTTCAAAGGTCAGTTCTTCTTCGACGAACTCAACGAAGATCTCTACATCCATACGGGATCAGCGTTCCTGCCAATCACGGTTATTAGTGGCAACCTGATTCTTGCTGGAACGTATGACGCCAGCACAAACCTGCTAGACAGCGTGACCAGCGAAGGTAGTGCAGCTGGATTTACAAACGGACAAGCACTTCCTGCTCCAGCGACCACTAACCAGAACTATTACGTCGTTGTTTCGACTTCTGGAACGGGAACTGGTGCTGCACCTTCAGTTGCACTGGCACCACCAGACATGCTTCTGAGCACTGGTGCGGGCGCTGATTTCACGTTGATTGACGTTTCCAACGCTATTGCTGGTCAGACTGCATCAAACATCAGCTTTACCGCTTCTGGAAACATTGCAGCGACTGATGTTCAGGCTGCACTTCAAGAGCTTGATAGCGAAAAGCCTGGATCAGCTAGCCCGACATTTACAGGAACGGTGCTGCTGGGTCAAAACGCTGTGCTGGCGTTTGAAGGCTCTGCAGATGATGACTATGAGACGACGATCACAGTCACAAACCCGACTGCTGACCGGACAATCACGGTTCCGGATATTTCCGGCACCCTGATTACGTCTGGTGATACGGGCAGTGTCACCAGCACGATGATTCTGGATGGCACCATTGCCAACGCAGACATCAGCACAACTGCCGAGATTGCAGTTAGCAAGCTTGCAAACGGTAGTGCCCGTCAACTGCTGCAAACGGCTTCTAACGGCACTGACGTGGAGTTCACCTCTAATGTCGATGTCCCAGGGACTTTAGATGTAGCAGGTGTTGCAACGTTTGATTCGACCTCAACGTTCACAGGTGTTGCGACGTTTAACGCCAACATCGTGATGGAAGGCACGTCGGCTGATGATCACGAGCTGACGTTGACTTGTAATCCCACCTCTGACGTAACCGTCACGCTGCCTGATGCAACGACCACTGTTGCTGGTCTTGCTGTTGCTCAGAGCTTTACGAAGGCACAGCGTGGAACGCCTGTTGCGCTCACAGACGGGACCGTGGCAGTTGACCTAAGTCTCGGCAACAACTTCACCTTAACCCTCGCAGAAAACTCAACATTAAGCGCACCAACCAACGTTACTGCTGGTCAATCTGGCGTCATCGTGGTGACGCAAGACGGCACGGGCGGCAGAACACTTGCGTATAACACGGCGTATAAGTTTGCTGGTGGAACGGTGCCGACTGTCACGGCGACGGCCAATGCTGTTTCAGTTCTTGCTTACTATGTGGAAAGCTCCAGCCGGATTACGATGACGGCAGTGCTGGATACGAAGCGGACATGAGCATTCCTGGTGGCGCTAATCCGTTACTGCTTGCAACTGCAGCAGCAGCAGCGGCAGATTTCAAGATTTCTAGGTCGCTTAGGTTTAACGATGATGACACTGCATTTTTAAGCAGAACTCCGTCGTCTGCAGGCAATCGCCAGACGTGGACTTGGAGTGCGTGGGTAAAAAGGAGCAATCTAGGGACTGAACAAGTTTTATGGACTGCCGGTGCTGATACCAATACTGGCGAATGGTCAGCACTGCGTTTTATCACAACAGATCAACTGCAGTTCATTAACAACACAAGCAATAGTACTGACATAAACTTGCTGACGACTCAAGTATTTAGAGATTCTTCGGCGTGGTTTCACATTTTGCTTCGAGCTGACATTACTAACGGCACTGCAAATGACCGCATTGATATTTACATTAATGGCACCAAAATTGATACATACTCAACGGAAACACAGCCTGGCACAACGGTAAATACAGGCATAAACGGTGCTCAAATTCATAACATTGGACGTGAAGCAGCACGAACTAATTATTACTGCGACCTTTACCTAGCCGACGTTTACTTCATCGACGGTCAAGCACTTGCACCGACTGACTTCGGTGAATACGACGACGACAACAACTGGAACCCGAAGGCATACGATGGAACGTATGGCACCAATGGTTTCCACCTAGATTTCAGCGACAACAGCAGCAACTCTGCGCTTGGAACGGATGCAGCCGGAAGCAATGATTGGACTGTTAATAACCTTGTTGCGGCTGTTGCTGAAAATAGGTATTCGCAAACCACAACCGGAACGGCACCCACTCCTAATAGCTCTAACGATCAGTATATTGAAGCATTTGATGGATCTACTTCTACAGCTTTTTACTTCAATACTGGAACATGGGCGATGGATTGGTCGTCTCTTCCAAGTTCAACAACAGTTTCGTCAAGTTTACGGATCTATTGTTATCCCCGAACAGGGACACTTACCGTTAATATAAATGGCAGTAATGTCGCTTCAATTACAGGAAACTCCGAGACTTGGCGCACGGTTAGCTTTACTGGCACTATAAATTCTATTAGCTTTACCGGTACAGATACTTATGCAGGTGTTTCTGCTATCGAAGTTGATGGATCTATCTTAACTGATTATCAAATTACTGGAGCTGCAAATGACAGCCTGATCGACACGCCGACGAACTACGATGCAGCGTCCGGCAATAACGGTGGCAACTATTGCACGTTGAACCCGTTAGATAGCAACATTGGCTCAAATCTAACAAACGGAAATCTCGATGCAGCTGGATCATCTAACTGGTCAGCTGGTCATGTTCGTGGAACGTTTGGCTTGACATCAGGTAAATGGTATTGGGAAGTTTCAAGAACTGGCGGAAGTGGTGCGACTGCACAGATTGGATTTTGCAATAAAGCTTTCAGTCTTACCACGACCTATGGAAGCCTGCCTGCAGATAGTTGGACTTTTGCCTTTGGTAACGGCACTGAGATTTTAAGGCCAAGTGGAGGCGGTACCGGTTATTTCAGCGGAAGTGCAATGGGCGTGGGTGACACTGTTGGCATTGCATTGGACATGGATAATAAAACAGCAGTTTTTTACAAAAACGGAACAGCTGGCGCGAGCATCAGTTTGTCGTCTACAAAAACTGGTTCAACAGATAATATCGACGAATTGTTCCCGTTAGTTGGCGTCTACACCGCAAACGTTGCTTTTAACGGAGGACAGCGCCCGTTCGCAATCTCTTCTATACCAACAGGTCACAAGTCACTCTGCACAACCAATTTGACGGACCCAACGATTGCCGATGGTTCGACGGCGATGGATGTACGTTCTAACCTTAGTGCTCAATTTACGATTAATGATCTTGGCTTTGAGCCTGGTCTTGTCGTTGCTAAATCAACAAGCCATAGCGAGTATTGGATTGTTGCTGATAAGCTTCGCAACTTTATCGGTGGATTGCGTTGGAACGATACAAACACTGAAGGTTCTGGCAATGCTATTACAAACGTCGGCGCTGCAGGTTATCAATCTGATTCAAACTGGTTTACAACTGGCAGAACTTACGCCACGTTTAATTGGAACGCTGGAACGTCAACGGTTAGCAACACTGACGGCAGCATTACATCTAATGTCCGCGCCAATCAGTCTGCTGGATTCTCGATTGTTACAGGATCTGGAAATTCTGGAACAGTGGGTCATGGTTTAAATGCAAAACCTGATCTTGTTATTGTTAAACAGCGGAATGGTGCTGTTGCCTGGGCTGTAGCCCATTCAGGTCTTGGGGCAATGAAAGACAATATTATCTATTTAAATGGCACAAACGCTAATACCACGTCATCTAATTTCTGGGGTAGCAGTAATTTTGATTCTTCAGTGTTCCCTATAAGTTCTAATATATGCACATCAGGCGCTACTTTTGTGGCTTACTGTTTTACGGCTGTCGAAGGCTATAGCGCGTTTGGTTCGTACACCGGCAACGGTTCATCTGATGGTCCGTTTGTGCATACAGGGTTCCGAGTAGCTTGGCTTCTTACGAAGAGAACAGATGGCGGTTCCAATAATTGGCAGTTAATTGATGCAACAAGAAGTTCATTTAATGTGGCCGATGATGTTTTAAAACCAGACGAAAGTTCCGCAGAAAGCACTCACGCTGATTATTCAGTTGATTTCTTAAGCAACGGTTTTAAACACAGGACGGGTCACATTGCAAGAAACGGCAGTGGCAATACCTATATCTACGCTGCATTTGCTGAGCATCCATTCAAAACCGCCCGTGCGCGGTAACATCGACTTATCGCCCCAGATCCATGCCTTACTCGTTGAATGGCCGGACACTGCAGCTTGATGTGCCTTGGGAGCACAACGGTGTTCAGTACCCTGCCAACTGGTTGCGACTGAGCACGGCACAAGATCGTGCAGAGCTTGGCATTGCCTGGGTCGATAACAGCCCTACTTGGAATCAGAAGTGGTATTGGGGTTATGACGCTGACGGCAACCTGATTCCAAAGACCTACGCCGACCTTAAGGCACTTTGGATCGCCAAGACCAAAGACACTGCATACAAGCTCTTGCAACCGTCTGATTATCTGTGGCCCAAGCTGCAAGAGGAGAACAGCAGTTTTTCAGCCGCCAAGACTGCTTACACAGCATCACCCTGGAGCACATGGCGTTCCACTATTAGAACTGAGTGTGCAGCGATGGTGACTGCGATTGAAGCAACTGCTGACGTTGGTAACACTGCACCTCATGCCGACTTTGGCAGAGTTGAAGCATTGCAGGAATACATCGAAGGCAGCAGCTATAACGTGTGGACGGCTGATCCTGACAACGCCCCAGCAGATGATGAAGAGACCTGATCCGATGATCTCCGCCAGCTATGGCGCAACTGACATCGTGGCCCAAAAATCTCGGATGCTGTGGCTTGAAGAGCTGTATTTCCTTGATGGACGTGATCAGATCAGCCATCCTCAGCATGGCTTATTCACAGGCTTGGCCTTGAAATATCAGAACTTAGATTCGACTGACGGGATCTGATGGCAAAGTCACTGAACGGAAATGTCTTTGTCGTTGGCAAACCAAAACGCACCACGCAGGGAGCTGGCAAGCATAGTCGCCCCAAACGAGGCAAAAAGAGATACCGTGGCCAAGGAAAACGTTAACCCTCTTTCCGATGATCAAACCATTCGCGATCGCTGTTTCTGGTGTTCTCGCTGGTTCAGCTGCTTGGGCAGGCCCCTTTGTGAACGTCGAGAATAACGCTGGATACCAAGACGGCTATCTCGGCTCGACCACTGACATCCACATTGGATACGAAGGTGGTGATGGAACGTATGGCTACTACCTGCAAGGTGGTCCTGCCATCGTTTCTCCTGATGGCGGTGACGTTGAAATGGAACTGTCCGGCAAGATTGGCGGCAGCGTGCAAGCCACCGACAACTTTGGTGTCTACGGCGAGATCAGCTTCATCACTGCAGAGGATGAGCCTTCCATTGGGACCAAGATTGGCGCTAAGTGGTCGTTCTGATTAACCTGAGATAGGTTGCATCTGTATCCCCTCCTGGTTCTCACACAGCAGGAGGGGTTTTTTCTTGCCATGCAAAAGCTTTTCAACGTGATGTCCGTCGCATCCTTCGTGATGTCGGCAGGCATGGTTGCTGGAACGGTGTTGCTCTACACGCGCATTCCATCAATCACCAAGCACTACATGAGTGAGTTGACGTTGGAAGTGACTAAGGTCATGACCAATATGGTGCCTGGCAAAATTGATGAGGCATTGCCAGAGCTGCCGACAACTACGGGTCCAGCCGTACCAATCAAGTCACCATTTTAGTGTTGGTAGTTGGATCGTCGTCATGAGCTTCAGGCCCGAAGCCTTCAGCCTTGATCCGTTCAGCAAAGTTCGTTTCTGGCGCGGGTGCCTCTTGTTTCTTGTCAAACGAGGCAAGCCATTCGCGTAAGGCGTCACCAGTTGGTGTGCCTTTCGGCCACCGTACAAACTTGAGGATGGCTTTTGGATCGGTAAATGGTCTGGCAGTCTTCCCGCATAAGACGGTATATACAACAGGCGGTCCTTCTCTTCTGCGGTTACGCTCAATCCACAGCTGACCTGCTGTAAACCGTTCTGATTTCATGCCTGAGATTCCTGAAATTGGGGTGCGTCGTATCTCCGTTCCAGAGATTCTTGAGTGGAGATCCATCCCACCACAGAGTATTCCAGATAAGCCGCCAATCACGTTGCAGCTTGGATTTCCAGTGGCGGATATTCCAGGCTGCGTAGAGACTCGAAACTCGGCAGCCGGAAATAAACAGGTTTATACCGACGATCCACGTGGCAACTTGGTTGTCTGTGGCGCAGAAATGCCTTCATACAAGCCGTTGGATTTTACGCCCGGCACTCTGACGTATAGCAGAGCAAAGCCACCAGCGATTGATCCAGACACAGAAAAACCGGCTGATGAAAAAGGTCAGCCGGGTAACGTCTCCCCTCTGCCGAGTGGCGATCTCGACATTCCAAAGTTACCCAAAGAATTGCCATGTCCTCCACCTGACGCAATTCCTTTAGGTGCGAAGAACAAATCGCAAACTGCCGTCATTATTGGTTACGAACGGATCGACGGTGAATGCAGGGCGATCTATGAGCAACTAGACGTACCAACGATCATCGGCAACTATCTTCCTGGTGCGCCTGCTGTTACGACGACTGCGACGACAGTTGCGATTGCGAC